ATCTGGGACACCCACTGACGCGTCACGCTATTCAACGTATCGACTTGCGCTGTATCTCTCATCGCTCCCCAAGGAGTTTCACGCTGAATGATGCGCGGATTGTGGTACGTAAGCAACCGCCCGCTAGGTAGGGGAAGCGGGATCGTCCCAACACGGCCTGCTCCCTTCACCGTCTCTATAAAGTCTTGCTCAACATCACGCCAGTATTGCGCGATCCTGTTGTTCTTCTCACGGTAGACAGATATTACGCGTTTGGCTTCCTCGTCGTCCATGACGATACCCATCGACCTACACTGTTCCGCAAAACGTTTACCCCCCATTCCGAAACCTGCACCGAGGACTGAAAATTTACCAACCTGTCGCTCGGCGTCTGTTACGTCTTCCACCTTTTTGTTGTAGATGGCCGATGCCATTTCTTTATACACGTCTCCCCCTTTCCGGAACGTCTCAACGAGATCGCTCTGCCCTGCTACCCACGCAAGAACGCGGGCTTCAATCGCTGAATAGTCGGCGAACATAAGCCGATGGCCATCCTCGGCAACCAGCATCGAACGCAACAGGTCGGACGCCAGAACCGTTCCGGCCCCATGCTCCGACACATCCTTATCCGCTTTGAGTTTGGCGATGATCTCGTCCAACTCGTCTTGTTTCTTTTGCGGACGCGGGAAGTTCTGCGGCTGTACCAACCGACCCGACCACCGGCCAGTTGCCGCGCCATGATAAACCAGAAGACCGCGCATCCGTCCGTCCGCGTTGACTGCGTGCAGCATCGCGTCGTACTTGGCTGTGCTGGACTTGGCTCCGTTCTGCCGAAGCGTAAGGACTTGCCGGATTACCGGGTGCAGTTTGTCATGCGCCAACAGCCGAGCAACCGTCTGCTTGTCAACAGACTTGGTGGCAATCCCGTGGCTGTTAAGCCAAGCAACTAAGTCCATGCCGTTTGTTGCGGCCTTGACTTGGCCTTTGGTAAGTCGTTGGATTTCCGCGTCAATTTCTATGGTGGCGTTTCCAGCCAGTGCCTTGACGCGGTGCACTAAGTCAACGTCGAGGGCCACGCCCCGGTCGTTGATGCGTTGGTCAAGCTGATAGAGACGACGTTCCGCGTCGGGCATTTTGTTCAAGACTTCCGCGACGGACAGTTCCGTTCGCACGTCCTGTCGGCAATAAGCGACAAGCTGCTCAATCTTATCCTTCGTGTCCCACCAAGTGTAGCTGCCGTCGGCGTTCACCTTACGTGGCCGTGCCATCCGGAGCATAAGGGCCGCGCCAGTCTTGTCCTTCTGTTCTTCAACGCCAAGGACAGCCGCCGCTTGGCCTAGCGCACGAGGCAGCCCCATCGCGCTGGCCTGTGCCATCGTGCAGCGCCATTGCTTGATGCGGGTGGCGGGCCACTGATAGCGGCCTACCATAATCTCGTTCCAGATTGTGCGTTCGAAGTTGGCGTTCCATGCCGAGAGCAATCCGCCTGCTAAAATCCAATCTTCGAGGTGGGCATCTACCTCATCGCCCGGCAACCATACCTGCACGTCGTCAGACCACGGGGCTTTGTATGCCATGCACCAGATGTCGGTTGATGGATCAGAAGCGTACTTATAGACGCCAGTCTTGCGAAGATCGACGGCGCTGCGCGTCTCGAAGTCGATGCTCACTACCATATTCTTTCCCTCTTTTTCGTCGGTGTCACGTTTGCTTTCTATATAGCTGGCACAAGTCGCATAGTGTCGTCAACAAAAAAAAGTTCTTGCATTCGATATTCAAACTGTGCCACCCAAGAAGGGTAACAACAAATGAGGGAGTTTATGTCTAACAGTTTTACCCCGTGGCGGGCCGAAGAGGACGCCATACTAACGGAACTTTACCATAAAAATCTGACGTACGCGCAGATTGCCGAGGTGCTTGACCGTTCAGCCGACGCCATTGATACTCGGCGTAGGAAGATAGGGCTGAAGCGGGAGTTTGTTTCTCATAAATCGCCACCGCCGGATGATCTAAGGGAGTTGGCCCGTACTATGAATGTGTCGCAACTCGTTAAGCATTACGGCCGGATTAGGTCGGTGGTCGTTCGTTGGATGAACGAACTCCAACTTACGGAGATTGTTGTCAGTTCAAGCGGAAGGAAGCGGTCTGTTCCGGATAACTTCTGCACGATGGCCCCGACCATGACATGCGCTCAACTTATGCGTCTATACGGCAGCGACCGCAGAACAATTAAGGGTTGGCTCAAAGAGACGGGGACTACCGCTGTATCAAAGACGGAACGGTACGCAGAAATCACTACGCGTATTTCGGTCGAGATTAAAAAAGAGGAACTGGTTGCTCGACGTGAGTTTAGTGGCCATACTAAATTGCTTGCGGCGGAGGCTGCGCAATTCCTACGCCGCACTCACCCATCGGTACATCGTGCGGATATACGGATGTACGAGCAGTCGTCCCACACATGGGGCGATGTCAAGAACGTACCCTACCGGGGCGTCAATCAGTATTTTGTTTCAGGTAAAGGCATCATGTGGATCGACGATCTCATTGCTTACGCTCAGACAAAAGGCTTTAAAATAAAGGAGTTAATATAATGACACGTCCAACAAAAACTATCGAAGAAAAAATCACGGTAGAAAAAACGTCAGGTGTACACGAGAAGGACGCCCTTCTTGCGTGGCTTCGCTCTGGTAGAATAAGCATGTTCGAACGCGACACCCGTTGGCTGGCGGCTCGGATTGAAGAAGGAGATCATTTGAAATGAAACAAGTACAAGCAGCAAAACTAGCCGAGTGGCTCGACCACAATGCACGGGGGATCACCCGTCGTGACGGTAACATAATTTATATTGAAGGGAAGATTGATGCTTACGATCTTCTTGTATATGTGCAGTCGCTTCTGGCTGGCCGAAGCACGAAGCAAATCCATGCGGATAATAAAGCGTCTTACACTGGCCGAGCGGGTGACTAAGGGGACACGTCATGGACAAAGTAAAATGGATTGACGACGAACAAGAAGTTGAGTTTGTTCCAATATTCATCATAGGTTTTGAAGAAGAGTTCGAACGCGGCGTAGTAATAACAACTCCCGCATATAAGCTATTGGACGAAGCCGAACCTGAGTTTGCGCTTTACGCCATCGACGCGGCGGTAGATATGTTGATGCAGAGACGCGACCAAATCGAAAAGAGGGAATTGCACTAATGAAATTTAAAACGCTGTATGAGATTGGCTTTACCGATCTCGTGTCCGTTATCCCGCCGAACGCTGAATTGTCAGCCATGTCTAAAATCCAAGCGGATCAGGCAGGCAAAGCACCCGGTCGGCAGAATGCACAAGGCACATGGGGCGGCTACGGCTGGCAGGACTATGTGCCGACGCCGAATGATGTTGAGCGGTGGGACCGCAGCCATGCTAATATCGGCTTGAAGGCAAGCAAATATCCTGCGGTTGACATTGATGTTGTCAACGAGGGGCTGGCTCGTGTCATTGGCGATATGGCGGTGAAGGCATTGGGCAAAGCCCCGATGCGTATCGGTCGTTATCCTAAGCGGCTGTTCATGTATCGCACCGATGACAAGATCGGCCGTATGCAGGTGCGGTTCCGTGACGACCGGGGCGTCGAGCAGCTTGTGGAGTTCTTAGGGGACGGGCAGCAATACGTCATCGCCGGTATTCACCCTATCACTAAGGAGCCATACAGTCTTGATGTGGACTTGGAGGCACGTGGCCCGGCTGGGTTGAAGAAGGTTACGCGGGAAAAGATTGAGCGGTTCTTTGCTGATCTGACGGAGACGTTGGAGATGATGGGCTGCGAGATTATCCACGCGGATAAGACGGCACAGAAAGCAGTCGAGCGGCAGTCAGTCAATCAGGCGTCGCTTACTGCGCCAAGCATTATCCATGTGGCTGCTGCCGTCACCGCTATCCCGAACACAACGGCGAACTTTCCTGACCGTGACGACTACATTCGCATGGGCTATGCCATCAAGGCAGCGTGTGGCCCTGATAATGAGACGGATGCGTTCGAGATATTCGCAGGCTGGGCCGAGCGTTGGGAAGACGGGGTTAACTCGCTCGACACTATCGAAGCAGACTTTGGCCGTATGCACCCACCCTATGAGTTGGGTTGGGATTGGCTGGCAGATAAGGCTGCGGGCTTTGGCTATAAGCGCGAGGTCGATGAGTTCGATGTGTCGGATTTCAGCGACGAAGACTTCGGCGTGGTGGCCTCGGCTGGCGAAACGCCGATTGAGTATAGCGACATTGCATTGGCGCAGCGCGTTGCTCGGCTACACGTTTCGGATATCCGATACGTTGTGGGCGGCATGGGCTGGGTGGCATGGGACGGAAACAAGTGGGCGTTGGATGTGGCGAAGAAGCATCTTTCGATTGTCCGCAAGGTCTGCGCTCAAGCATCCGCCGAGGCATTGCAGAATATTGAAAGCCCACAAAAGGGTGAGCGTATCGCACAGCGTGTGGCGTCATACAATGTGATCGCAAACGTGGCGAAGCTGGCGGCTGTTGAACCCACCATGCAGGCGACCACCGAACAGCTAGACGCGGACATCTATATCCTCAACACTCGGTCGGGGATGGTGGACTTGAAGACGGGGGTCTTGTTTGCGCACGACCGTTCTCGCATGTGCACAAAATGCACATCGGTCGAGGCGGACTTCAGCAAACCAGCCCCGCAATGGCAGGCGTTTCTGAATGAGGCGTGCAACGGTGATAGTCAGATGATCTCTTACCTTCAAAGGTTGGCTGGCTATTCCGCGACGGGTAGTACCAAAGAGCATGTGCTTGCCTTCGCCCACGGCTCCGGCGGCAATGGCAAAGGGACGTTCCTTGGAGCGATAGGCGACATCCTTGGCGATTATGCCACCGTAGCCAGTGCGGACGTATTCTTGGCGTCAAACAATCAGCGGCATCCAACAGAGTTGGCGTCATTGATGGGGGCGAGGCTCGTCCACGCGCAGGAGATTGATCCGTCGCGCAAGTGGGACGAAGCCAAAGTAAAGTCGCTGACCGGCGGGGACAAGATCAGTGCGCGCTTCATGCGGCAGGACTCCTTTGAATTTAAGCCGCAGTTCACGTTGGTTATTGCGGGCAATACAAAGCCAGAGATTACTAACGTTGATGATGCCATGCGGCGTCGTATGCACCTCATACCTTTTGACAATAAGCCAGTTCGTAAGGACATGGACCTTCCCGATAAGCTAAAGGAAGAATATCCGGCCATCTTGGCGTGGGTTATTGAAGGCGCGAAGGCTTGGATGGTGGAGGGATTGAACCCACCACAGATAGTGGTCCAAGCTACCGAAGAATATCTCGCGGGAGAAGACGCCTTGGCCCGCTGGATCAGTGAGCGTTGCGTGGCCGGGGTGGACAATGAGATGACTACAGGTGAGGCGTTCAATGACTTCCGTGACTGGTGCAAGGATAACAATGAGGCCAAGGGGCGTGACTGGTCACAGCGTAAGTTCAATGGAGAGATGAAGACGCATGGCTATGAACCCACAAGGGACCGGGCGACACGTACGAAGCGTGTGTTCCGTGGTCTTGAACTTCTCATAGGCGATGAGGACTATATGGTTATCAATGCCATGATTGATGAGCAGTCCGACGATTTCTTCGGCGTTCAGATTAACTTCAAAGCAGGCGAGGAGGATGTGTAATGTATGGGAATGATTTTATGCGGTATAAGGAAGTGAGGGACGCGCTCAATGATGAGGTAGCCGGGGATGAAGTGGTCGATGTGGTCAATAGCCCTCCGCACTATAAGTCCGGTGGCGTCGAGGCCATCGAAGGGATCGAAGCGTCGATGGCTCCGGAGGCATATGCTGGCTACCTCAAGGGCAATATCATGAAATATATGTGGCGCTATGAGAGGAAGGGGAAGCCGATTGAGGACTTGAAGAAGGCCCGATGGTATCTTGATCGGCTCATAGCTGCGCAGGAGAAAGTGAGCAGCCGAGATTGAAATGCGCACCTAAATGTTGGCGCTGTTGATTGAGGGGGCATAACGCCCCCTCTTTTTTTATAAGCTGCCGGGAGCGCCGTAGCCTGTTGCGTTCTTGAACGCGTCACGCGCCTCGGCTTCTGTCTCAAAACGGCCTAGGAAAACGCGCTCTTTGTTGATAATAGCGTTAGCCTCAAACAGCATCACGCCCATCTTAGCGAAATCGACACGGCCCACGCCATGTGCGACACGGCGGTTCGTAACGGACTTGATTGGCTTGCGGGTAATAGGATCGCGTTCACGAAGTGGAGCAGCGACTATTAAATTGCCCCAGCGGTTGTCCAGTTTGTTACCGTTGACATGGCGGACAGGATGCTGCGGCCATTCGCCTGTCATGATGTTCCATATAACTCGGTGGGCTAAAATTTTGCCTCCAAGGAATAGGACAGATACGCCAGCCTTGGTTGCCGTGCCTGCTGGGCGTTCGGCGGGAAGTGATCCTTTTGGCTCACGGTAGGTCAGTGCTCCGGTGTCTGGGTCGTAGTTGAATGTCTTGGCTATCAATTCAAGGGTTGCCATTGATATTTATCCTTTCGGGCCGGGTTGGGCCGGGTTTAAATAATCCGTGCACGGTTTGGCGTAAGCGGAAACCCGCAGAAAACAGCCATCGGTGCACGGTTGGGCCGGAAGTGCATAGGTTTCGTCCCTTTGTACCCTATACAGTAGGGTAAGTATATACATAGTTTATAGTATATATGTAAGTCAATACCCAAAATGTATAGAGCGAATTTGAAAAAACCATGCACTTCTGGCCCAACCATGCACGGATGGCAGAAAACAGCCATTTTTAAGAGAGCCAAACCATGCACGGATTTTTACAAACCCGGCCCGAAAGGGTCAAACCATGCACGGATGGGAGTTTTACGTTAGTCGTCGTCAAACACCCCCGGCAAGTCGTCCGCATCAAGGTTATGAGAGCCGACTTGCTTGGGTGGTGTGATGTCGATGGTGATCTCTTCTTCATGTGGATTTGACGACGCCAAGTTTAGCTGGCGCAGTGCATCAAGGTGGAGTTGGTTCACGTTGACTTGGACCGCTGCGGTCGGCTTGGCTTGGAACTTCTCCGGAGCAGCAACACCCGCCAGCCATTTGCGCGTTTCAATCTTAAGCCTATCGGCATTGGCTGATACGTTGTCCGAGGCGTCGGCAATGTCGAGGCACTCATCCGCCCATTGATCCGCCGCGATTGTCCGGGCCTGCTTGAACCGCTCCTCCCGATCCGGGTCTTTGCGTATCCAATGATAGAGGGATAGGTTGCTAATGTTGAGTTCACGAGCGAGGCCAGCCATTGTCATGCCGGAAGCAATCTTCTCCAGCAAAACGGTCTCACCAACCTTGTCTAAGTTTGACGCAATGGTGCGTCGTTTAATATGTCCGGCCATGTCTTATCCTTTAAATAGTCCTATAAGCCCATATAAAGCCCATAGAGAGGCATATAGGGCGATTGCTAGGTTACGGTCCCGATTGTAGCTATGCACGCTCCAGACCCCTTAGAAACGTCTCTAAGAGGATAGAGACGGGAGCCGGTACAGATCGGCCACCCTGCTCATAGTATCTTATCGACCTTTCGGACAGCCCAATCTTTCGGGCAAGATGCCCTTGCGTCATGTTTAGCTTCTCACGTGTTGCTTTAAATTCTTCACTTGTCATTTGCTTTGATCCTTTATTGCGCGGACAATCTCTACCGCACGTTCTGACTTAATTGTCTTGTAATCCCACCATGCGCCGCAGCCGCACTCGCTTTCTTCCAACGCAAAGCAATCGCACTTCTTGGCGTCGGCTTCCAACGCATTGATGGCGGCTTCGACGCCAGCGTCATATCCTGATTGCCATTCGGCTGCTGGGTCAGTCATTTCAACAGCCCCCGTGCAACGCAGGCTTGGCGCAGATGCTCAGGCCTGTAACCCCAGACGCGATAGTGCTGGCCATAGGTTTGGCAGACACGCGACAAATGCTGTTCGTGTTGGCGCAGTTCGGCTTTGAGCCGCTCGTGCTTTTCGATGGCGCGGGCTGCTACCCGTAGCAAATCCAATTCAGGGTCGATGTCCTTTTCATCATCATCAACAGATGGGTCTATAACTTTAATTTCAAACATGGTTTAGGCTCCTTTTTTATTGTTGTGGTCAATGAACGCGATCCCGGCCAACATGCTGGATACCCATATGAACGCAAATACATTGAACGGAATATACTGTGATAAATCAAAAGCCATTTGGTTAGTCCTTCTTTCGTTGTTTATGGGGTGGAAATCCCAGGAGTTAGCTGGATTTTTTCACGTTCTGCGGGCTGTAGAAACCTTCGCCACGAATGTCGCTGTCAACCTTAATTCTTTTTGCAGTAATCTTTGTCACTACACCAGAGGTCCAGCAATCGGCATCTTGCCAGCTATTGCGAACCCAAACTTTCTCTCCGATTTCATAAGTCATGGTATCTCTCCGTTGTTGATAGACATTGAATAGGAACACTGTTCCGGTGTGTCAACAACTATTTCACCTTTTTTTAGGGTCACTAAATCACATCGGAATGTGAATAGATACGCGTGACGAAGTAGTGGGGCAGGAACGACGTGCCGCTCTAAGGAAGGAAAGAGGCATCGCCGCGCTTCGCTTTTTGTGCGCCTCCGACCCCATTTGGTCCAGCACTAATACACTGTTACACCCTGAAACCCGCAGAAATACGTGGCTTTTTGGGTATGTAGCCCGAAACAGCCTTTCGATCAGACCCCCCCCGGCCCCCGCCACGCGCGGGGGGTGTGTCTGTACAACCTAACAGACATCAGCATGTGGCCCCCACCCCCCGTACCCCTATGTTTTTCACACCCCAGCCAAAAAAAATTCTGTACTTTTTTGCTTGCCAAATTGTAACAATAGAGTGTAACAGTGATGCACTACGAAAAACGGGAGAAATACGTTGGCTATTTATGGATACACACGCGTCTCAACTGAGGACCAGATTGAGAATACATCGCTCGACGATCAAGCCCGCCAAATCCAAGGCATTGCGCTCACACATAATTTGGAACTGGAGCATATCTACGAAGAGCGGGGCGTCTCCGGCGGTGTCCCACTGCTACGCCGAGAAGAAGGCTGCAAGCTGGCGTTCCTCCGACCGGGCGATACCGTTATCGTATCGAAGCTAGACCGTATGTTCCGCGATGCGCGAGACGCGCTCAATGTCATTGCCGACTGGGAGAGCGCCAACATTAATCTAATCATCAACGGCTACGGCAATGTAATGGACAAGGCCAACCCGAACGGACGCTTCATGCTAGAGATCATGGCCGTCTTCTCCGGGGAGGAGCGCCGCCGTATCAGAGAACGTGTCACCGCCGGTAAAAGAGCCAAGCGTTCACAGGGTGGATACGTCGGTGGCAAAGTGCCATTTGGATTTAAGAAGTCAGGCACAGGCCGCAAGGCCAAGCTGCATCCAGACCCTAACGCGCAGGACGCATTGATTACAATGAAAGCCGCACGCGTTAAAGGCCATAGCTACCGCGATATTGCTATTATCGTAGCAAAGCGTCATGGTATCACGGTCAGTCACCAAACAATCGCACGTGTAATCAGGGGAGATAAGAATGACGAAATCTGAACCAAACTTCTTTTTGGAGTTTTTGAAGAAGTACCGCGATGATCCCGTCGGGTTCGTGCGCGATATCCTAAGAACCAAACCAGACCCGTGGCAGATTGAGTTTCTCAAGGCGATTAGTTCTGGTGAGCGCCGTATCTCCGTTCGCTCAGGCCACGGTGTTGGTAAGTCTACAGCCGCAAGCTGGGCCATGCTGCACTACTTCCTGACGCGGTATCCGGTGAAGGTAGTTGTTACAGCGCCGACATCCGCACAGTTGTTCGATGCGATGTTCGCGGAACTGAAGCGATGGGTGAATGAACTACCTGAAGTGCTGAAGGTTCTGATCGAAGTTAAGGCCGACCGTATTGAGTTGAAGGCCGCGTCCAGCGAAGCGTTTATCTCCGCCAGAACAAGCCGAGCAGAAACGCCGGAAGCATTGCAGGGTATTCACGCAGATAACGTGCTGCTCGTCGCCGACGAAGCGTCCGGTATTCCGGAGAGTGTGTACGAAGCTGCGTCTGGTTCTATGTCCGGCCACAACGCGACGACGCTTCTTCTCGGAAACCCAACACGAAACACAGGGTTATTTTACGATACGCACAACCGGCTTAAGGGCGAATGGAAAACATTCCACGTTAGCTGCCTCGACAGCCCACGCGTGTCCGATGCGTTTGTTCGAGAGATGCAGTTGCGGTACGGCGAAGACAGCCCGGCCTATCACGTCCGTGTTCTCGGTAACTTCCCGCCGCGTGAAGAAGATACGGTTATCCCCGTTGAGTTGATTGATGGAGCCATGAACCGCGAGATTAAGATCGCCAAGAATACCAAAAGCGTATGGGGCTTAGACGTTGCGCGTATGGGGTCGGATGCTTCGGCGTTAGCCAAGCGGCGCGGCCCGGTTGTCGAGGAGATACAGACTTGGAAAGGTCTGGACTTGATGCAGCTAACCGGCGCAGTCGTAGCTGAGTTTGAGGCGCTAACGCCATCGGAACAGCCAGTCGAGATATTGGTCGATAGTATTGGGCTGGGGGCTGGTGTCCTTGACCGTTTGCGCGAACTGGGTCTGCCAGCACGCGGGATCAACGTGGCCGAAAGCCCTGCGTTGAAAGGGACTTACGCCAACCTACGCGCCGAGTTGTGGTTCAAATGCAAAGGCTGGCTGGCGAACCGTGACGTGAAGATACCGAAGGACGAACAGTTATTCGCCGAGTTGGCGTCGCCGCGATACACCTTTACCTCATCGGGTAAGATGCAGGTGGAGAGTAAGGAGAGCATGAAGAAGCGCGGACTTCCATCGCCAGATAAAGCGGACGCCCTGTGCCTGTGTCTGGCCACCGATATATCAACAATCATGCACGGATATTCGATGGCCAATAAGTCCGGGGCCTTACGGCGCAATATTAAAGGCGTAGTTTGACATAAATAAATGATGTGATATATTTGTCTTGCCCGGCAGGTTTTCCTCTCCCTCTCCTGTCGGGCATAACGGGTGACTAGGGGTGTGCGCGGCAATGCCGGTAATAGCGACGAAACGACTTTACTCCATTCGTTTAGAACGCCGCCACCCCTCTTTTTTGCTTTTCTATAAATTATAAGCTATAGGTACTCAAAGGGAGCGTACTTGTGGAAACAAAGACTTGTCCGAAATGCGGTGAAGAAAGACCGGTAGATAAATTCTATTCTTACCGCCGCGCCTGCAAGCCGTGCTTGATCGAAGACCAACGTCGCCTCATATCCTCACGTCCAGATTACTACCATGCTTGCAATCTCAAACGGCGGTACGGAATTAGTGTCGATGAATATCAAACCATTATCGCCAATCAGAATTCTATTTGTCCTATTTGTGAGGTAGAAATACCTGACACATTAGCGTATAAGGGAAAACGACCGGTTGTTGTTGACCATAACCATGAGACGGGTGAGGTTCGCGGTATACTGTGTTCGGGATGTAATTTGGTACTAGGCCACGCAAAAGAGAATACGACTGTTCTTTACAGGGCCATCGTGTATCTGAGTGAACGTGGCGCGTACACGCCAAAGAAATAGGTTTGATTGCATGGTTGCGAAGCGTTTTCAAAATCCGAAGGGCGGCCTCAATGAAGCGGGCCGCAGCCACTTCAAGAAGACCGAAGGGGCCAACTTGAAAGCGCCTGTTAAATCAGGGGATAATCCACGGAGGGCGTCATTCTTAGCACGTATGGGAAACATGCCGGGGCCGGAGCGTAATGCGAAAGGCGAACCAACCCGCCTTCTCTTATCTTTGCAAGCGTGGGGTGCGTCATCTAAAGCAGACGCGAAGTCCAAAGCCAAATCAATATCTGCCCGAAACAAGGGGAAGTAAAAATGAAGATGGGTCTGTACAGCAACATCGCAGCCAAGAAGGAACGGATCAAAGCTGGTTCTGGCGAAAAGATGCGTAAGCCCGGAACGAAGGGCGCTCCTACTGCGGCCGCATTTAAGGCTGCTGCGAAAACTGCAAAGGGTAAAAAGAAATGAAGAAACCTACTAAAGCCGACAAGAAAGTAGCCAAGGTTATGGGCGAATTTAAGCGAGGCACTTTGCACGCTGGTGTAAATCCCAAAGGCCCTGCAAAGGCTCCCTTGGCTAAATCGCGCAAACAGGCTATAGCTATTGCCCTGTCCGAAGCTGGCAAGTCCAAAAAGAAGTAAGGCTAAAATATGGCATATCGCAATAACCGTAAGCCGAGTAAGGCCGACATGGCTAAGAACCAAGGTATGTATCAAGACACCGGGGTTCCCAACGCCAACTCGGAAAACGACGACAGCGAAGATATGTCCGATGAAACTTCTATGGAACTTCCTGACGGTACAGAAGTTTCCATTGAAGAACCAGATATGGAAGATGAGCAGGTAGAAGAGCCTGTATCTGAAGAAGAACTTCAGAACATTATCACCGCCGAGATTGACGACGCTCAATCTTATATCGACGATGTGATTTCGCCGGAGCGTGCGCTTGCGGGCCAGTACTATAAGGGCGAACCTTTCGGCAACGAAGAGGAAGGCCGGTCGCAGGCAATGTCTATGGATGTACGGGATACTGTACAGGCCATGATGCCGTCGATCATGAAAGTATTTTTCGCGGCGAACAACGTCGTCGAGTTCGCGCCGAACGGTCCGGAGGATATTGAGAGCGCGCAGCAAGCGACGGATTACGTCAACTACTGCCTGACACGTGACAACAATCTATTCAACGAATGCTACTCCACATTTAAGGACGCGTTGATCCGTAAGAACGGGATCATGAAAGTATGGTGGGATACCGAAAAAGATGTCACGACCCACTACTTCACGGGTCTGGATGAAGCTACGTTCTCGGTCCTTCAGTCCGATCCTACCGTCGAAGTTAAGGACGTAGAGATCACCTACGGCGAAACGATGGTCGAAACGCCGATGGGTATGATGGGCCAAACCCAGCCCGCAACCTACGATTGCTCTGTTGTTCGTACCGTTGAAAAGGGCCGCTTACGCGTTCAGTCCGTACCGCCCGAAGAGTTCCTGATTGACCGCCGTGCACGCTCTATTGAAACCGCCGAGTTTGTAGCGCACCGTCGTTATGTTACCGTATCCGATCTTGTAAAGATGGGCTACGAGTGGGACGAGGTTCAAGACCTTGGCTTCGAAACGCTGGATGATTTTGGTGGCAACGAAGAAACCTTCGACCGTAACCCGCAAGCGTTTGTCCAAATCACTGGCCGTACAGATACGACATCCCGTAAAGTCCTCTACATTGAGGGCTATGTGTATGTTGACATGGACGGCGACGGGATCGCGGAACTTTGCCGCGTCTGCGTCGCTGGCACAGCCAACAAGATACTTCACTACGAAGCCTGCGACTTCATTCCGTTTGTAGACTTCTGCCCTGATCCAGAGCCGCACACATTCTTCGGTATGTCGATTGCCGACGTGACGATGGACATTCAGCTTATCAAATCGAATATCCTGCGCAACACGCTGGATAGCTTGGCTCAATCAATCCACCCACGCACGGGTGTTGTCGAAGGCCAAGTCAATCTCGAAGACGTGATGAACACCGAAGTTGGTGGCATCATCCGTATGCGCGCACCGGGTATGGTGCAGCCATTCACGATGCCGTTCGTCGGACAGCAAGCATTTCCGATGTTGCAGTATATGGACGAACTGCGCGAGAACCGCACAGGTATTTCCAAAGCCGCGTCTGGCCTTGATGCAAACGCACTTCAGTCCTCGACACGCGCTGCGGTCGCAGCCACGATTACTGCTGCGGCGCAACATATCGAACTGATCTGCCGTATCTTTGCTGAGACAGGCATGAAGGGCTTGTTCCGCAAGTCGATGCAGCTTATCGCCAAGAACCAAGATGCTCCGCGCATGGTGCGTCTGCGCAATACGTTCGTGCCGATTGACCCGCGTGTGTGGGACACGAGCATGGATGTCGTCGTCAACGTCGCTATCGGTACTGGTAGCAACGAAGAGAAGATGGCGTTCTTAGGCCAAGTCGCTGCCAAGCAAGAGATGCTTATGCAGATGGGTGCGCCTCTGGTTGACATGCAGGGCTACTACAATACGCTGGCTCAGATGATGGCGCTGGCTGGATACAAAGACCCAACTGTATTCTTCAAAGACCCAGCCATGATGCCACCTCCACCACCACCTGCACCACCGCAGCCAACACCAGAAGAGATGTTGTCGCAGGTTCAGATGGAAGCAATCCGCGCTGACATCCAGAAGAAGGCAGCCGAACTTGAGTTGCAGCGCGAAGAGATGCTGCGCAAGGACGACCGTGAGCGCGATAAACTCGACGCCGATCTCATGATTAAGGCAGCCGAGATTGAGGCCAAGTACGGCACGGAGGTTAACACCGCCAACATCGAAGCGTTGATGCAGCGTGATCGTGAGTTCTTACGCCAGCAGGGCGAGATGGATCGTGCAGCGGTGCAGGCCCAACAGGCCGCGCAGAACGCACAGATGGCGCAAGCAGTTCAGCAAGCGCAAATGCCGATGCAACCTGAAATGCCCCCAGAAGGGATGATGTAATGTTTGAAGATTATTACGCTGATAATCCGGAACTACAGGGACTTTTAGATGCCATCGGATATTCCGCACCTACGGCGGAACCAATGACGCAACAGGCTGCACCTGCGGCGAACGCACCATTGACGCTTGAGCAGCTTGCGGCAGTAGTGTCACCCGGACGCGACCCGTCGCAGCGGGAACAGATCATCGCCTCGCAGAACCTAGCGCCAACGCCGTTCTCGATAAATAACTATCTTGAATTTGGAAACGGCCAAGGCGTAGCCGGAGGTGCTCCTACGACGACGGGGCTGTATGCAGGCCACAACTATACGCTGGTTGATAACAAGACTGGTACGCTACTCGCCCAAGGCAGCACACCTGAAGAAATCCAAAAAATACAGGAAATTGCAAACAACTTAAGTGCCACGCAAGGTAAGAACGCCGACTGGCGTTTGTACGATGCAAACCCCCAAACTGGCATTACGAGTATGCACGAAAAAATGCCGGGTGCGTATCTAGACCTTTCCACTCCCGGTGATCCACGTGGGGTTGTAGTTGCGGGCGACATGCCGAACAACGTATTTAAAGATTTTATTATACCTGCACTTACCCCAATAGCCCTCGCGGCGGGTGCGTATTTTGGCGGTGGCGCTCTTCTCGGCCAAGCAGCCGGTGGTGGCGCTGCCGCTACTGGTGCAGGTGCGGCTACTGGCGCTACCACTGGCGGCGCTGCGGCTACTGGTGCTTTAGCCGCGCCAGCGGTAGCAGCAGCGGTTCCTGCCGCCACGGCCGCTTCAACTGTAGCCCCAATCGTTGTTACCGGAGGGGCTTTAACTGGGGGTTTAACCGCCGCGCAAACCGCTGCTCTTGCCGCAGGGCTTGCATCGGCTTATCCGGCAGTGTCCGCTTTGGGCGGAACTGGAACCGGCGCAAGTTCAAACGTCGTCAACGGCGTTGACCAAGCCACGGGCGAAATCGTTGTCAGCACACCAAAGGCAGTAGCCGCCCCCGCACCAATAGTCGGCGTTGAAACCGCGTTGCCCGCAATAACAGGTGGTGCACTTACGCCAGCGCAAACGACAGGCACAACTCCTTCTACTAAGGATGGCGTTCTCGGTACTGGTCTGACCCTACCTCAACTCATATCCATCGGTGGTGTCGGAGCTGATCTTCTGAAAAACCTTTTGGCGGGCGGTGGCGACACAGGCCCGACAACGCCGTATGTATCCCCATTTGGTACAGGCACAAACATAGGTTTAGGCACAGGTCAAGATATGCGCGCCAACCC